AAAAGAGCATCAATGAGAGCAGCCATAGGCGTAGAGTTATGGTCAGGAACAGATGATTACTATGATGATAGTTTAAACAAGGACACAAAACCTAAGATAACTAAGGACAAAGCAGAAACCAGTGCCTTAGAAAAAGCAAAAAAAGATTTTGCTAAGGATGTTGAAGAACAACCTAACAATGCACAACAACTTAATACTTTTATGACTGCAACCATAAGCAACGAAGTTACAAGAGCAGCTAGTAAAAGAGATGTGTATGCAGATGTTGTTAGTAAAGGATTCCCAGAAGAAGTAGAAGATTGGGACGACAAACAAATAGAGATATTTAAGGACCTTGTATTTGAAACATACAATAATACTAATAAGACTAGCGAAGTCGAAATGGTTGAGGAAATATTTGGCGAGGTAAAAGACCTTACACAGAATTGTCCAGAGTGTGGTAAGTCAGAATACATAGAAGATAATAGACAAAAGAAAAATGATGAACCAGACAAGTATGGAAAAATACCGTCTTGGTCTTGCTCTAATTATAAAGACAATGATGGTTGTGGTTGGACTGGATGGGGCGACACAGATTGTCCAACAGAGTGGCTTTAGAACCAATAGGCGAATCATTTAAAATAGATGAACTAAAGGAAAGACTTAAAAAAAGATTTCCTAATCACAATTTTAATGTACCTGCACCACCAGATACAAAATGTAAATCGCCTTATCTCTGTAAAACTAATGACATAAAGTATCGTGATAGTGACGGCAATGAGTATTGTGGGTTACGGTTTAAACAAACAGACGAAAATAATCATTATATATGGGAGTGGAAAGTTTGTCATGCAATGATACACCAAGCTAAACCAGTGTTTAAACAAGATGACATCCCATTCTAATTGCAATGTTAAGCAGTGTGTGGATTGTCGAGGACGGCAAATTGCATTAAAGCTGCAGAGTCTTATGGCTCTTGTAGAGTTCGGATACAATGGTCACGAACCTTGTATGGTCTGTGGTAACAAATACAGTAAACATATTGATAAGTTGCCGTGTGAATCAGATGTAAAACAAAAAGTAATAGTAAAAAGGAGTAGGTGGGATAAATGAAATTCACAAATAGTTGGAAAGAAAGACAATCAGTACCAGATATGGCTGATGAATGTATGCAAAAGTATTTTAAAAAGAATAACTTAATAGAGGGTGAAGATTGGATGAAGTTAGGACCAGACCCTAAGCTCACACCTAACATGAAAAAAATGTGGATAGCATTACAAATAATATTGGTTCCAGATTATGTCTTTGTTATTAAAGACAAACTATATATAGCAGAAGTTAAAGGTACTTTGAAATTTAAAGGAAGTGACTTCCAACATCTATCAGAGATGTACAAAAAAGCTAAACCATACTCAAATGTTAGAGTAGGTATAACTTATTTTGCTCATCCTGATGCTGAACCAGTGTGGTTATCATACACAAAGGTATCAACACAATGGAATGACGAAAGAATACCTATGAAGTTTTATCCAGAGTTAGATTTTTTAGGAAATAAAAAACCGTACAAGATATTACTAAACAATTAAAAGCCTACAAACACTAAGGTTTTACACCTGCGAGGATGCTCTCAAACACGAGCAATAATCTTAGTGTCACTATGTGTTATAAGATTCTAAGGTTATCCCATCCTTTTTTGTTTATTGTGTATGTAAGAACACCAGGATGTGACCACATACCAGACCGAGCAGTAAAATCTATACTCTTGTCCAATGATGGCGACTGAAACCATGTTCTATCTCCCTGCTGCTTCGCTCTGAAGTGATGATAGTGACCAGTATTAAGTATCTGACATTCACCTGCAGGTAGAAAGCCATACATCTGACCCTTCCACCAGTTCTCTACTTTAGCTTCTGCGTTGCCTCCACCACCAGACATGTGTCCATGCGTAAACCCAGTCTTGATTCCTTTTATGTCTAACACTTGATGAAAACCAGTAGCTACATTGACTGTAACTTTACTGTATCTTTCTGGGTTAGCCTCCATAATCTCACCACAAATATCTAAGTGCATAGTATCCGAGTTGTCTAATCGGGATGTAGTTACCTGACCTTTACCAGACCTTGACATCTCACCATGATTTCCTGGTACTCCTGCGAGTATTAACTTATCAGCATGAGGTAGGAATGTATCGATAGTTTTCATAACTAAACTTCTTGCTAATGCAAACTGTTCAATTAGTGATAGCTCTATGTTGTGTGGTTGTGAGTCGTAGAATCCATAACAGTTTTCAGTGAGGTCACCTAATCCTACCATGTATATCTCGTCTATCTTTACACCTGACTTACGCAACTCTTTAATTCTATTGACTGAATCTTGTAAAGCTACATCATATCTCTTGATTGTATTCTCAACTCCGAAATCTTTTTTTCCTAGTTGCCAGTCAGCCATCATAAACATAAAGGCAGTGTCACCACCTAATGTTTTTGTTTTTAATGGTGCTTTTTTCTTAGCATGTTTAAACAACTCTTGAAAATATTTGTCGTGACCTGGTGATTTATGTTTTACTATTCCTTTAAAAGCAAAGAATGTCTCTACTTGACCACCCTTAAGTTGGGTATTCCATGATGATGCACGAACTGTGCCTACAATCTCATACTTTTTAGGGTCAAATCCCCAGTCTTTAAGTATCTCATCATATTTATTGTGATAGTTTGGGTCAGTACCTACATGAGTAAGTTCACCCATACCAGTTTGTGGATTGATGTCATAGCCAGGCATCCATCCTGATTTATAGAAATTATTACCTAGTTGTTCACTAGTATATTTCTTTTTCTTAGGCATACTAGCCTCCTTTAGCCCTGTAAGCTATTTAGTTTTATTTGCTAATTGAAGAGTTACCACCAATTTGTTTTTTGGCGTAAGTCTTTATTACAGCTAAAGCTGCACCACCACCTGCAAGAGCAGCCAACTGAAGTACTCCAGCGTCTATTCCTACTAATGGGGCTACTGTTAAAGCACCGATGAACGCTTCAATGAAGGTCCAACCAGTTCTTTCTAACATATCTTTGAGTTCTTCACTCATATATATCTCCTAATTTATTAATCTACCTTTAATCATAGCATTAGTTTTAATGACATTTCCGTTAATTTCTTGTAATTTATCATAAACAGTACCTGCTAATATCAAATGGTCTTTAGCTTTATTGTCTATTGTTTTATTTTCTAACAAATCGTTTATAAGTATGTATTCAATAGTGACTTTCTTGCCTTGTAGTAGTTGATTTGCTACTTTAGCATACATTTTTTTGTACGCTACAGCACTTGAACCGATGAAGCCGTCCTTAGATACATCTAAATCTTGCTGTGTTTCACCAACTATAAGACAACCACTGGTGTGTTCATCTGTATTCCCCGTATGAATCAGAATATAAGTAAAGTTAGGTACATCTTGTATGTGTAACATACCATAGTGTGCGTTCTTGTATCTCTCTGTGTACTTAGCGTGGAATCCACCAGTCTTTCTAAACTCTATTGCGTATTCACCTTCAGGTATGCAGGTCTCATGCATAACTTTGACTGCTTGGTACTGGTCTTCTAATGTATAACACTCAAAGATTCCATCAATAAACAGCAAACCATTGGTCGCATCTTTTCCTAGCTGAGTTCTAACTACTTGGAGTTTCATCTTTACTTTCCCATGCTTCATTGTCTGCAGTAGTTACATCATCTGATACGAACTGACCTTTCTCATCTCTTGCTCTGACTTCTCCATCTTTATTTGCATTAAGATATAAAGGTATATTTGCAGATAACCCTGTAACGATAGGTATTTTACCGTTTAACATTACTGTAGGTGTAAAAACTTTCTTACCATCTTTTTCTATTGTTAGTATCTCTTCAATTAAATACTGTAATTTTTTGTCGGACATATTGTACTCTCACTTTCTAAATCCTATGGTTAATAACCATACTGCTAATGTAACTATTGTAGCAAGTCCTGTCACTTGTTGTGCAGAACCAGTCAAAGTTAATGTTGCAATAACTAAACCCACTAGAGTCCAACTAAGGTTTAATGTTTCCTTAATTGCTTCTATTATCCAGTTACCTAGTTGTTTAAACATTACCTCTCCTATATATAAAAGCAGCCATAGTAGCTATTCTAGTCAAAATTACTGGCACTACAACCTCTTGTGCTTTTTCCTTTTGGTCATTGGTCATGTCATCACCTATGTTTGCAATGGTTATATCACCTAAATTATTAAAATCTACGAAAGTCTCTATAGGATTTTCTATGAATGATTCGTAAGATATCTCTGTAACAACATCAGCAAGGGTGTAATTCTCTACTTCAGCATTCTCTACAGCTCTCTCTACATACTCTTCTACTGCCTCAGCTACAATAACATCATCTTTAACAGACTCAGCTATTAATACTACATCCTCTGCTTCTACCTGAAGTACCTCAGCTACAACTTCTACTTGTTCTGTGGTAAGTTGTTCCACATCAGCGATAGCTTCTTCTACAACGGCTTGTACAATCTCCTGGACTTCTTCAGTTGCTTGGTCTAAGTTCTGTACACCGACATCATTAACTTCTTCTAGGACCTCAACAACTTCTTCTTCGGTAAGCTCTTGTACATACTCTTGTATTGCTTCTTCTTTAGCTTCTTCATACTCCACTAACTCCTCTTCTGTAAACTCTTCTATCTCTTCTTCAGTAGCTATTTCAATTTCAATTCGCACAATCTCTTCGACTTGTGAAATTTCTTCTTCAAGTTCTTCTTCTGTTAATTCTATAACTTCTTCTTCTTTGAAAAATTCAAAGACTTGTTCTTCTTGTTCAACAGTTTCTTGTATTGCCTCAACCAAAACACTTTCATCCTGAAGTTTATCTTCTGTCTCAGTGTCATTTCCAAGTATCTCTTCGTCCAACTCATCTTGTACCTCCAGTAAGTCTTCTTGTATCTCCTCCTCAGTAGGTGGGAACAAGTCGTTTTCTATATATATATCTATCCAGTCTACCTCATCAACAACAATATCATCTTCGAACATTTCTACTTCATAGATTTCTAGGTCCATCTCTTCTAGTTCGATTAGTGTGTCAATAAACTCTCTAGCTTTTTCCTCAGATTCAAACTCAAAGAACTCAATCTCCTGCTCATACTCCAACTCTTTAGCTTCTCTTTCCATCTCTTCTTCTGTAAGTTCAATGTATTCAATGTCAAGTATGTCAGCATCATCAATAAACTGTTCTTCTTCTTCGTATATATCTTCGTCAATAATTTCGACATCATATAATTCTAAGTCTCCTCTTTCTATCTGTTCATCTGTAAGAGCTACACCATATAGCTCCTCGTTCATAGCTCTCTCCTGGTCACGGTCTATAGTGCCATCGTTCTGTTCTTTCTCTGTGTATGTAACCTCTTCGTCTCCAACAACAATTACAACATTGGTAAGCTCTTCTCGTACAGCTCTCTCTTCATCAGTCTCGTTGTAACCTGTCTCAGCCATATTGTCAGATACTTCTATAGCTTCTTGTATCTCCATAACAATAATTTGTTCCAAGACTTCAGCTTCTTCTTCTTCTCTTGTACCTTTTTCTTCATCAGTTTCTGATATACCATACGAAGCAAAGTTAGCATTTCTCTGTATGGTTAAAGGGTCTAGGGTTGTAGTAGTGGTAGTAGTGCCATCATATTTTATCTCTACATTATCTAGTAAAGACCAGTCGTTGATAGTAATAACAAACTTATCTATAAATTTATTAGCTGTATCTTGGACTGAATAAACTACATCTTCATACATAGTATTAATATCCATACCACTCTGTGCATCTATGGTATTAGTTTGTGTGGTGTCATCATTGTGTGTGTACTGTACACTACCTTGATTATTCATAGCACCTATGGTAAAAGCTACCTCATAGACATCATGGTCTACAGGTAATACAAACTCATAATCATTAGATGTACCACCATGTTTAGAATGTTCTAGTGACATGTGGTAATTATCCATACCACCGTA